GCTTCGGATGGTCAGAGTCGAAGAACGAACGAGAAGCACTCATACTGCCCTCGTGCGCCCAATCCAAATCCACAGCAGTACCACTACTGTGATTCGACCAGTTGCTGTTCAGGCGAGACTTGCGGTAGTTGTAGCCACCCTCATCCCAATGACCCCGGTCAATGCTCGTCACATGCTTGTCATAGTCATGCGCCAAAGCCAGGAAGAAAGGTAAGACTTCCTTACGGGTCGTGATCTTGCGGTGCGTACCAGGGATATGGCCCGTGGCCAGCATGCTGTGCTGACCAGGCCCGATCACGGGCCAACCGTTAATCGACCTAGGCATCCTCTTCCTCCCAGAAATCATCGTCCTTGTGCCGTTCCCAAATGTTCGGATCCCAGTCGAACGGCCCCATTACTGCGCTTTCCTGCCAGAACTCAACGAGTTCCGGCCAACACCAGACTTACCGCCGAACCTGGCTCGCTCCGCACTCGCCAGTTTCTTCTTCTTCTTCTTCACATCGGCTGCACCTTCCAAGCCGAACTGCTCCGAAACCAGTTCATCCGTTGTCGTGTTCACGCCAGACAACTGACCCAACTTGTCGTACGCATCCTCAACGTCCGCGACAGCGTTGAACTGCGCCAGCGAGTTCCCGTACGAGCGGCCATACACGTCGTTCCCGCCGACCTGCGCAGCCATCGCATCCGACACGCTGATGCCAGCCGTGTTCGCTGCACCAGCGACAGTCGCCGTAGCCATACGCTTCTCGTACAACGACTCCACATACCCCAGAGTCCTATCCGGATCCAGAACGTACGCAGCCATCTCCTCGTTCGTCATCCCATACAAGCGACGCAACTCCGTCTTGATCGAATCGTTCGCGTCATAGTTGATGTAGTTCTTCGCGATCAACGCACGCTCCTGCACCTCAGTCGGGGCCACGTCGTTCACGATGTACTCGGTGATCGAATCGACCGTGTCGAACAAGCCAGGCGGCAAACCGCGAACAGCGCGGCGATACCCCTTCTCCAGTTCGACGTACGTCGACGGCGACGGTTCCGCCATGATCGGCATGCCGTCCTTCTGGCGTTGCTTGTTCAACTCCCGGATCTGCTGCACCGCAGGGAACCGCTCGAAGTACGCCTCCTGGTACGCCTTGTCGCGGGACAAGGCACCAGCAACAGTCGCCATGTCGTTGTAGCCCTGCCGGATGTACTTCTCCACACCCGACCACAACTTGTCCAAGCCGTAAGTGGTGAAGAAGACTTTCGCCTCTTTCAAGCGTTGGTTGACGCGAGCCTGCTCTTCGAGTCTGGCTCGCTCTGCAGCAATTTCTGCAGCAGTTGGTGGTGCCGGGGTGTTTCCACCACCACCACCACTACCACCAGAGTTCTGTTGCTCCGCATACGAGGCCGCATCACGCCGAGCCTGGTTTAACTGGTTGATGATGTGCTTGACAGCACCCGTTCGACTGCCATCACGGTTGCGAGCCATCTCTGCTCGCATCATCGCCTCATGGTTCGCAACGTTCTGCTCCCACGGATTCATTCAACAAACCCCCAGTCCTTCATCATCTGCTGCGCCCCATTCAGAAGCGTGTTCTTCCCGTTATTCGTGGTCTCCCACCGGGGGTCATTACGAAGAGCAGTCTCAAACTCATCCAGATTCATGTACGTCGGGTCACCGTTCTCATCCAGTTGACCAAGAGCGCGACGCAAATACATGTCATCCAAGTTGATCGAATCAGTCGGGATCTCCAAGATCTCATTGATGCGCGAAATGTAAGGCGACGCCAGGTCGCGCACATTCATGCCAGCCTTGATCTTGTCCGAGTACAACGGGAACGCCGCAGCAGCCTGATCGCGAATGAACTTCTCGTAGTCAGCAGCCGTGGACTCGCCACGGATGATCGACTGGGCTGCGTCCTGATAAAACTTGTCGTCCAGTTTCACGCCGTTCTGCATCGCCAAGTTCGCCAACTCGTCCCGAGTGGCGAGCATGTTCCCCGACTGGCCATCCACGAACTCGGCGAGAGCGTCCGCCATCCGGTATTGGCGAGTGGACTCACCCCACCCCTCATACAGGTAGCGTTCCGCGAACTGGTCTAGTTGCTGCTCCGTCAACTGCACGCCAAGCGAAGTCGCCTGACGTTGCACCGTGTTGCGAGCGTCCTGGATCTGGCTGTCCCACTCCTCGGGACTCAGGTGCTGCGCCAGCCAAGCGTCAGCCGCGTACTTATCGCCAACCTCCTTGTACCAGTCAATCTGGGGAAGTTCCACGCTCCACTTGCGTTCGTCCCAGCCCTCCTTGATAGCGGTCTGGAACAGTTGCTGCAAGGACGGGTCGGCGGAAAGAACCCGTGAAGCGGTCTCGTAATCCTTGCCGATCAGATCCATCGACAGATCATCTTGACGCAATTTCACGTCAGCCTTATTGGCTTTCCCGTCACCATTCAAATCATCCAGCGCGTCATGCCTGCCGTCCTTGTTGACATCACGCTTGTATTTCTTCTTATCTTCTTCCAACTTGGCCATCAGATGACCCTCCGACGGTTACCAGTCAACGCCTGAATGAAGTTATCCATCTGCGTCGTCGCAGCCTGATACTCCGCATAACCCTCCTGAGAGCGAGCGAACTTATCCGCGAACGCCACATTGTCGAAACCACCAGTCGTCGTTGAAGACGACGTACTGTTCCGACCAGACGACACACCCTCCGTCACCGTCTTCGTCGGGTTCTCCTGCTCACGCAAATTCAACGCCGCCAGGAATGCCCTGTTCTCCGAAGCAGTCGCTCGTCGGCCAAGAGCAACCGACAAAGCGGTGTTCAAGATCTCCTGCGACTTCTGCGGGTTAGTCAGGTTCACGACCGTGTTTTCGCTGCGGAACGGCCCACCGCCACCGCCACCTCCGGTGCCGCCGCCCTGCTGCGACTCTCGGTACTCCTTCGCCACCTCCATGATGTTCGAAATCAAGTTGGTTTCCTGGCCGAGGGCAGTCTTTGACGCTGTCCGCTGCAACGCCGCCTCGTACACGGCGTCCGCGATCAGCGGGTCGCCGCCAGTAGCGGCGTTGATGGCTCGTTGAATGTTCGGCGGAGCCAACAGCAAGCCATCGCTTTGCGCCTGGAAGAAGTTGATCTCCCCATCCGGGTTCATTCCGTTTACCGTCGCCCCCATCGACGGAGACAAATGGTCTGGCCCATCGAAAGGGCCAGAAGAAGGCGCGGAGTATGGCCCTGAAGGGCCACCCTTTATCTTGATGTTGAAGACCTTCGACGCACCCGCGTTTGCCTGCAGGCCTTGCGTGACGACCTCCGCAAGATTAATACCGTCGGATTGTGGCGTAGGGCCAGTTCCCGTTGTGGTGCCATCCGGGCCAATCGAAGGTTTGTTGCCGGTTCCACGACCACCATTCGCGGTCGTACCAGGAATACCAGGCTGAACACCGTCAAATTCGCTATCAGTTACCTCATCACTCATTGCACAACCACCTGCCCATTAGCGATAAGACGATCCCCACCGAAATACCTTTCGAACATGTCAGCGAAATTGCCGGAAGGATCCAACTGCTTCGCCTGACGAACAATCTCCCGATAGGCAGCCATATAAACCTCGCCATCCCGAGAATTCACACTCAACGACCTGCCCTGCTCCTGATTCAACTTCACCATCAGGTTCTGCAATTCGGCACGGTTCTGCTGGAAAAACTCGATAGCCGTGAAGTACGTGCGAGCCGGATGATCTTCAGGCAACTTGTCCACCTGAGCCATCAACCGCTCATCACTTAGCATCAATTCGATGCCCTTCTCCGCCTTCATCCAGTTGACGCCCCAACCGCTGTTGTACTTCTCCAACCAGCGCGGATTGTTCTGACCGATCTGGTTCGCGACAACTTTGCGAACCTCAGTAGCGGCATTGCCTACCCGGCGACGAGCCTCATCAACATCAGAGAACCCATACTTCGCCGCGACCTGCTGTTGCTGACGCATCTGCAAGTCATTAATCGGCACCTGCTCCAAGATCTCCAAGTCAGGTTCAATGATCGCCATTTGCCGTTCAAACTCACGCCAACCCAACTCAACATCCATGTCGACACGCATGTCTTCGCGGAAACGCGACGACTCACGGAAGAACTTCCCGGGAGCACCCTTGATCGGTCGATCAAACTGCCACGCATACACCGACTGGTCATAGCCAGCGCGAGTGTTCACCGTCTCCGAGAACGGGCGAGACAGCATCGTCACAAACGATGCGTCATTCTCATCACCCAAACCAGCCAACTGGGCAGTCAAACGCGGATTGTCGTTGACGATCTCATACTCGCCAACGTTCGGCCCCATCCCGGACGAGTTACCCGACAGCGACTTCGTCGCCGCGTAATACTCCTCACCGTACGAATCCAAAAACGTGTCCAGAGCCACCGTGTACGGCGACGAATCATCGCCGTACTGGGCCACAAACTGCTGCGGGTTCGCCTCGTAAAACTCCCGAGACTCCCGCTCCAATCGACGCCACTCATCCACATAAAACTTGAACTTCGAATCAAACGAAGGGGCGAACGGTGCCGTCAAATTCACGGCAGCGCGGAACAAGAAGAAATTACGTGCCTTGTTCACCGAATCGAAGAAGTTCGGCTCCGGGGTGGTGCGACCAGACAACTCCCATTCAATGATCTCATTCCGGTACATCGCGTTCGTCGTGTTCGAGAACGCGGCACCGTCCTGCCAGATCGCACGGAACACCTTGTCGATCCACGGAGGAACAACCTGCCCCTCAACGATGCGACTACCAGTCTTCTCCTTCGTCACACCGAACGGGATGACGCTGTTCACCATCGCCTGCGTCACCGTGTCCGACAGCACCTTGCCCATACCCAGGGCGGTTCCATCCCACGGCACCTCCTCACCCTCAGCGGCCTGACTGCGGGTTCCGAAGAAACCCGCCTCCAGTTTCGCCGTCACCGCTGGAGCCTGCGAAGCAAGCCATTGCACCGGCACAGTCACCGCTGGCCCGAAACCAGGCATGAAGAAGAAATCACCCTGAAGCATCATGTCCAGCGAACCCTTGCTGATCTTCAACGTGTCCTGACCGCCAAGGAACGGGCTGACCTTCTTCGCGATACTCGGCGACATTTGGATGACCATCTGCTTGTCGTCGCTGCCACCGAACTTCCCGGCAATGCTCTCAAACAAGGCAGGCACCAGGTTGCCTTCCTGCGCGGCAGGATCCACCTGATCGCCCTGACGGTCATACATCATGCCGATCCGCTCAGGCGAATCGAACGCCATCGCGTACCGGGCAATCGACTCAGGCTTCTCCATCGGCATGCGCATCAACCAGAAACGCATCGTGGAAGCCCACGCCGGGAAGAACGGGATCACGAAACGGAACACGTGAGCCGGGGTCGACAAGCGGTTGATCGTGTACAGCGTCTCGTGAGTCTGCTTCACAGCCTCACGCTTCGCGATGCTTTGAATCGAATTGATCTCAGCGTCGGTGAACATGCCATCCCAATTCGGGTCTGCTGCACGCTTCTGCTCAGCCACCAAATCCAGTTGACCCTGCATCGACTCACGCCACCGTGCACGGTAGAACGGGTGACGCACCAGCCGGTTCTCCGGGGTGGTGCCCAGTTTCCGCATCATCGTGCTGACACCCTTTTGCCACACACTCATGCCAGGATCCACATACATGAAGTCACGAATCGCAGGCATATCCGAACGCCAACCAAGGTTCGACTTCAACCAGCGAGCAGACACCTCGCCAGCGGCGAGAGTGTCCAAGAACTCCCGGCTCGTGGTGCCATTGATGCCGCCCTTGCGGCCAAGCATGTCCAACTTCTCATAAATCTTGTAGACAGTTTCCCGGCCAATGTTCATGGCGTCATCAGTCAACACGCCACTATCGACCATGCCACGGAAATCCTCCACGCCAGCGATGTCACGCAGCCAAGCGCGACCACGATCCGTGGTCGTCAACTCACCCAAGATCTCATCCAAGATCGGTGCGACATCATTCAACGGCGCACCGATAGGAATGTCCCGCTCCAGAATCTTCATCGCCACCGGGTCATTGCGGTACATGTTGTTGATTTCCCGCGCCAACGCCTCCCAATACATGGGGCTATCCGGCTTGTAATCCATCTCCCTCTGCGTGCGCTGCAACGCACGCATGTCCCGATCCGCGTAACCCAACAAGTCCATCTGGTTACGCCGATCCGCGCTCACCATCTGCGCGTACGCTGAACCCTCATTGTTCGCGTTCATCGGCCCCAGCACGCGAGCGCGGCCACCAGCGCGAGTGGCGAACTTCTCCTCGCCGTAACCCCTAGCGCGGGTAGGCCTAGCCTCCCGCTTCTTAACGCGAGTGACGCTCTCCAGCATCTCGTAAAGCATCTGGGCCTCGGAGTCGATCTCCTCCAACGCCCCAGTCTTCTCGAACGCCTCCTGCTTCAACTGATCCAAATCGTTGACCATCTTCTGGTACTCGGGATCGTTCGCCAGAGAAAACGTCGTCATGTCATCCACGCGATCCGAGTCCAGGCGTCCACGGTAAGCAGCCCCCGTGCGGCTGCGACCCAGCATCTCCGACACCGACAGGATGCGTTGACTGTTCGTGCCACCGACCTGCAGATGGGTGTAACCCATCTGATCCATGAAGTTAATGACATCAACCAGGGCTTCATCCTGCTGCGTCTTCGCCAGTTTCCGCTCCGCCTTGATGCCGGACTTGTTGCCCATCACGGCGGGGTCGCTGACCTGACGCGACAAGCCCTGCAGTACCTCATCGGACTTACCCGTCACGAAATCGACGGCGGCTTGGTTGCCGCCGAAGAACCCCAGCAACTCGTCGTTACTCATCGCACCCGGTGACCACACAGCCGGGTCAAGTGCCGACTCCTGATCCATGAAGATGCGCATCTTGTTGTTGACCAGGTTGTCGCCAACGAACTCACCCGGCAGGGCACGATCCAGGTTGTTGTCCGCTCCCGATACAACAGACTCCGGGTTCACCATCCACGTCCACCCGTACGGGTTGTTCGAGTCGTTCACCTTCACACGACCGATGCCGTTGTTGGTGCTCATGGCGCGACCCAGTCGCTCCACGACAGGGCCAGGCATGGTGGCGAGATCGAACTTCTCCGGATCGAAGCGAGCGAATTTCCCGTAACGCCTTAAAGGAATTGACCCTTCTTCTTGCCTAACTGTCAGTCGTTTGATCTTATTGTAAACATCTTGCATTGCGACAGCGCGAGTAGACAAAGACTGAACAGGCTCCAGCATCAACTCCTCGTACTGGTCGCCGTACCAGATGTACACGTCATGGTCACGCGAGCCAAGGTTCTTGCCACCAAGGTGGCGCACACCCAGCACGCCACCATCGACCTCACGTGAAGCGTTAACCCACAGCATCTGCGCCGCATAGTCGGCGTCCTCCGGGTCGACTCCCGCTTCGATCTTGCGATCCTGAAAGAACTTGATGAACGCTTCCCGATAATCGTTGACATTTAACGGTTCCGTACGCGGCTCTTTACCGGGAGTGAGCGGAGTCAAATCATTGTTGTACTTAACCCGGACGTTGTCCTCAACCTCGAGCCAAGCGTTATCGAAATCAACGTCAGCGGCTTCGCGGGATCGCATGTGCTCGAACAAGTCTTCAAGGTAACGATCAAGGTTCGGGTCACCGATGGCTTCATCCAAATCCATGAACTGTTGAGCCATCGTCTCATCAGACCGAATCGCATACAGGACGGGCTCTTCGCCTTCGCGCCCAACGGCGCGACCAAAGAAAGCGTTTTCCCCACCCTTCGGGCCAACCAGGTACTCACTCGCGATACCCGAATCGCGAGTCATGTAGAACCCGACACCACGGTAGGCACCACCAGCATCACCAGCAGGTTTCGGGTTCGGCAAGAGAGTGTCGTCTGGGACGCGGCTGCCGCCGTGGAACAGTCGAAGATCCGAACCGATCTCATCCAGAAGCGGGGCCACACGCTCCGCGTCCTCAATCATCGCGTCACGCTCAACGGCGTACTCTTGGCGCAACCTGTCTTTCTCACGTTGACGGTTCGTTTGCGCTTTCCGCATCTTTCGCAGAATGTCGGAGTCCGCCAGCATTCCCGCTTCTTCAAGGATCTTGCGAGTTTCCTCTGGCGCGCTACGCACCCACAGTTGCGTCGCAACAGCGGCAGCGAACTCTGGATCCTGGTTGATGAAATCAATCATCGCGGAAACGTCAACGAGTTCATCCTCAACTCGTCCCCACCGTGATTCCATTCGGTACTTAGCGAACTCCAGTTCCTTGCCCGTCGCGCCATTCTCTAAAAGTTGGAAATACTCGTCTTCCGCCTCTTTGGCGAATCGAATATTCATGTCCAATTCACGGCTTGCGTTCCAGTTATCGGAAACTGGGCCATCCAGGCTTTGCCTGTACTGCTGCGGATCCGCGAACATGTCCAAAATCTTGCCTGCGAAATTGGTTTCCCAATCCATCTGCTGCTGCGGCGTCATCGAATCAGCAGCCGCAGGCCCCTCATCGAACTTCGCCAGGCGATCTAGTTCGCGGTCAGCATCAACACGCAGATCCACGCTTCGACCGTACGTCTGCGCCCGGACGTACTGCGCCCCCTCAGCCAACTGCTCCTGCGTGGTGGAAACAAGGTTCCCGGTGTACAAGTCGTCAGGGGTGATGTCGTCAGGTGACCAGACTCGCTCATAGATCCCGTTCCCCGTGTTGTCGCTGTCAACGATGCGGAAAATCACGCGGCCTTCACGCATCTGCGTGGCGGCCATGTTCGCGAAACCCTCACCAGCCATCTCGTCCAGGCGAGCCAAAGCGTCATCGCCCAGAGTCGTGTCGGGGTTATTCAAATCCAAGAGGATGTTGTCCATCTCGTCCGCCTGCTCCTTCGGCAGGAACGGCTTAAACGAGTTGAAGAACTCAGGGTTGCCGGGGATCTCACTAGCCAACGCGGCATCCGGGTCAAGGACACTCTCCGTGGGGATATCCCCCGAAGTCAACTGGCGTTGATTCGCCTCAGCCGCATCATCGAAGGCGTACCCCACACGTGCACGACGCACACCCTGCGTCGTCACCGCCGTGATCGGCTCCATGTACTGAACCGGAATGATGACCTCTTCAGCGGTGTCAGCCCACTCCGTTACCCGTCCACGGGCAGCCGTGTCGACACGATCCCACGTGACAGCGGCACCAATGCCAGCCAACTCGCGGTCATCCTCAACCGCCTGCTTCTCCATCTGCTTGCGACGCTTCTCGCGGATCTTCACCATCTGCGCTTCGAAGTCGTCCGCTTCCTTCTGAGCCTGCTGCGCGAGAGACAACCGATGCTTCGCGACGTTACGGTTCTGCTCAATCTGCCTTTGGATCTTGCGTTGGCCACCAACGGTGAAGCGACGCAGCACAGCCTTCGTTGACTCGGCGGTGTTGTTCAGTCGGGTAGCCCACGCCATCAAGGGAGTTTCACCGTCAGCGGCGACAGCCGCCCGAACGTCCTTCATCACACCCAACGTGCCGAACGCTGCCAGTTCACGCAGCCAACCCTCGGCGACGTTACGTTGCGTGTAACCCAGGCGCAGCAGAACTAGCGGACGCCAAATGGCGTCGAACTTTGCGTACGCTCCCGTACCGAACTTATTGCCCTTGGCGCGGCGGGAGCCGCGTTCAATGCGGTAGATAGTTTCCAGGAATGTGAGGTCGTCCACGACCGCTCGCTCCGCGAGCATCGACTGCAGATCCTCCAGCACGGCAATGGAACCGTCCGAGTCCTGCAGGGCACCCTTCTCCTCAACCTCGTTGTAGGCGGCGTTACGGAAAGTGCGGTACTTGTTAATGATGTCTTTCGAACGATCCGCATCCAACTGGTAGGCGTCCTGCAAAGCCTTGTTCATTAACTCGTTGAAACGCTCCACCACAGCGAAACGTTCCGTCGCGGACTCCGCGTCAATCAGTTGCCGAACTGTCTGCTCACGCAGTTCCGTCACCCTCATGCCGGTGTTCTCCACCACGCCCGTCTCCGGGTTGATGCGTGGCAGGCGAGCCTCGCTGCCGTACTTCGACATCAACTTGCGGAAGAACCGCGTCTGGAATGCCGCATCGATCTCCGCGAGGAGATCGTTCGGGTTATTCAAATCAACCAGGCCGTTCTGGCGCATGCTGCGCCACCGCGCACCCTCCGCCTTGAACACGCGGATCACGCGACCGAACGAGCCACCAGTCTTGAACTCGTCCACGCGATAGTTCAAGCCAGCGGAACGATCAGCGGCCTTCTTCGCTTGACGTTCCATGCGCTGCACAGAGTTCGCGCCGAAATCCAGTTTGCTCACCGAGATCGTGTTCAACCGGACACGGTTCGGCCGCATGGAGTCGCGACTGAAACCAGTCAGCGCGGAACGCAGTTCCTCGCTTTCCTCCTTCGCCTTAGCGAGCACCTCATCCAGGCGGTCACGCTCCAGCCGCAGGTTCGCGACCGCTTCATCAAACGATGAATCAGCGTTGCTGTCGTCCAGTTTCCCGAGGATCTCATCAAGCCGCTTAGCGCGCTGCGTCTGCAAACTCAAAGCATCAGCGGCAATGATGTCCTGATCGAACAACTGCTTCACCGCAGCCTGATCGCCTTGCATGGCGCGCATCCGCAGCACAGTTCCCTCAACCGTGGTGGAGCGACCGAGCACGCGGGAAACAAGCGCAGCGTCTGTGCTGGACTTCGCGATCTTGTGACGTAGAACCTGCTCCTCACTCATCTTCGTCAGCGACTTAGCCAACTTGTAGATGGGTGTGTAACGGGCCTTCACTTGGCGTGTCTCACCAGTCACGTCATCGACAACGGTGGCGAACTCGTCACCGTTGTCCTTCGCTAGCCCGGCAGCGAAATCGTCGCTGGCCTTACGCAAGTCAGCGAGACTGTCGTATGACTGCTGGAACAAAGTCTTTAAGCCCTTACCGGCCACCTTCGCGGCGATAACTTCTGGGCCGAGCCACCATGCGATGGCGGCGTCGGATGCGCCCGTGATCCAACGACCCACGCCCTGGTTGTACGCGGACTTACGTTCACGGTCGTTGAACACGTTGAAGTCTGAATGCAGGCCGACGTTCCAGCCGAGCAGGGACATGCCGTCGGCGCGACGCTCACCCGTGTTCAACGGGTTCATCATTTGCCGCTCAGTTTCCTCCATGATCCATTCGTTCACGGCTGCTTGGGCGCGACCGTTGCTGACGAAGTCGATCATGTTCATGCCGCCACGACCAACGTTCGTGGCGATGGCTTGACCGGCGGTGATTTTCTGATCCCACACTTCTTTGTAAGTGTTTGAGAGGTCTTCGAGTTGGAAGCCATCACGGAACAAAGGGTTGGGGTTGGTGATGGTGTCTTCGCGGTTGAAGACCGATGCGGTGGCCTTCTGCGCTTCAGCGATACCTGCTCCGGTGAGGAGCACGGTGCCACCGATGCCGGTGTTCATGCCCCGGTAGCCGTAATCCAACCCAGCAAGAGTCGCCCCGATAGGGGCTACAGCGGCAGTCTGAACACCCTCATTAGTGCCCTCCATGTTCTGAAGTGTCTGGAAGGGCTGCGTTTGCGTAGCCTGCTGGGCAACCGCAGACGAAACCTGATTACCGACACCTAGGCGTCCGGCTTGCGCCCCAACGAGACCACCCGTCAGTCCTTGGAGGAACGGTGCGACCGTGTTGACAATGGTGCTGCCGATGTCGTCAGCGACACCACCGATACCACTTTTCTCCTCCTCGGCTCCCGTTTTCACGCGAGCGGGGTCAACGACCTGAGGAGTGGCCAAGTGCGGAGCGTTCTCGTAAAACTTCTCAACGCGACTAGCCATCAACATCCTCCGACAGGAAACGCAGAACAGCGTCGCGGTCTTCCGCGCTGTCCCACCGAACCTTCGCCAACGTGTACAACAGGGGTGCGTACTGCACACCCATCGCATCCACGCCAGCGGCAACGTTCTTCACGAAACTGGTATCTCTCACCGGAAACCCTGCAAGTAGCGGACAAAAAGACGAAACGATTCAGGTGTGTCAGGGGCTGTAGCCATACGCTCAAACTGCGGCAGGTACTTGGCGATAGCACCCATCTCCCCCTGCATCATGTCCTCGTTAACCATCGCCTCAGAACCAAGACCGGCACCAACATCGACGCCAGTCGTGACAGGCTCATTCGGACGCCCCGTAGGGGCGTTCAACGGGGTAGGAGCCGGGCGACGTGGAGCGGCAGGCTGCTGCGGCATAGGAGCACCACGCTGTATCTGCTGGAACTCCTTCTGCTCCCCATAGTCAGCGTCCGGCAGCATCGCCGGGGACTGCGCCTGCATGTCCGTCCGCTGGCTGAGAGCACCAGGGGGTGACAGGGGGGCACCGCTTTCGTTAAATCCAGCGCGTTCAGCCATCGCTTCCTGTCACCTCCTGACCACTCTCAACCATTTCCTCTTCCTCAACGTCCGTGTCGACGTACGAGTACGCCTCCATGAGGCCGTCCTGCAGCATCTTCAACACGTTCACCCGAATGTCATCAATCAAGTCGGGGCTGTACTTGTGTCCCTCCACGACAGCCATCGCGTACACGTCGCCAATGCCCATCCGGACGGTGATGTTCAGTTGCTGCCAGTCGTCTTCCACTTGTCCCCTCCGATAGCCCGAGGGGTGGGTTTAACCCCACCCCTCGCGGCATACGATGCAAAGTCACTACGTTCACCGGAACAGGTCGTTGCCTGCTGCCGGGATGGTGGGCGTTTGGGTCGGCGGAACAACCGACGAGTCCAGTCCACTCGGGGTGCCCCCGGTGGGCTTACCCGATTCAATCGGCATCTTCCAATGTGTCCCTTGGAAGGAGCCACGGTTCTTGAAGATTGACATACTTGTCACCTCCTTAGACTGCTCGTTGGGTCATCGTGCGAGCCGCCATCGTGGGTGACCCGTCACCGCGCAACCCACTTAAGAGTTGCTGCATCGTGGGAGCCGCACCCGTCTCCGGGTTCGGCATTCCGGCTGCTTCCGGGAACGGTGCTGGCTGCCCCGCCTGCCCGGCGAGAGCGTCAGCCTGCTCCTCCTGCGCCACCTCTTCCGGTTCGAACGCCTCCGCGAGGGCTTCCTCAATGGGTGTGCCCTTCTTCCGGGCCTGGATCACTTCGCTGATCGCCTGCACCACCATCATCGGGTCGCCGCCCTCAGCCGCTAAGGCTGGTATCGCTGCCGCGTACTGCTCCACAGACGCCAACGCGGCTGCACGCAGCCGCTCCACGTCCATAATTTTCTCCTCCTCCAGAACATCCATCGACACAGGCAACTGCCTGCGGACGAACGACTTGGAGAAAAGCCCGGCACCTAGGCCCTGCAGAGACCACACGAGGGCACGGTTGGGATCCATACCTGCAGTCACGCCGTACTCGTAGTTCACGCGGTAGTTCCCCCGGATCGCATCCTTGGGGGTGTACCGCAACTCGTACGGGGTGCCGTTAGCCGTCGACTCCACCGTCTTATTGACGGAGGGCCAAATCTTCTCATCCAACTCCAGGGCCATCGACAACGAATCCGTCATCGCCGCACCCAGCATCACCTGGAGTGTTTTCACGCGGTTGTCGAAACCGCCCTGTAGGGCTTGCACGCCTTTACCTGTCACGATGCTGGAATCTGAGACGCCAGCGCGAACCTCAGGGAAACGTGACCCGAACTTCAACTCGTCATCAAGGATCTTGCCTTCCATGATGGTGGAGTTCGGCATTTCCAGGCTGATGCGGCGGATCTTCTCCGGTTCCTGCGACCGGATAATCGAATCCGGGCCAAGAGACAACTCCTGCACGTCCTGCGGCAGGGCGATAGGGGCTTCAACGGACTTCTGCGCAGCCTCCAAAGACAGCAACGCCAGTTTCGCTTTCGCCGCCCACACCCACAAGATGTCATCGAATGCGCCACGCGGCTTATCCGTCACACCAGGACGCTCCGCGATGGACACCGGGATGCGACCAAGGTGGTTCGTGGCCCGGGCGAGCACCAGACCGTCCCGGTCAGGCAGCAGCATCGTCTCGTATTCGTCATCCCACCAACGCACCACATCCAAATGCGGGTCGTCCGGTTCACCCCACGGGGTGTTGCGGGGTTGAATGATGCTCGCGTACTCCGGGAACATGGCAGCCAGTTCGCTGGCGCGCTTCCGGAAAATGCGGCAGTACGCGGATACGCGCCCGAAACGGTCTTTCTCGTAGTACGTACCCATCGGGTCATCGAACGTGATGTGGGGCCGCTGCTCCTCATAGTGCGGTTCCACCCGGATCGGGATGAAACCGTACGTAATGAACCTGTCAGAACCCTTAATGGCTTCCAAGCCGATGTTGGAGGAGTGAACATAGAAGTTCACGACCTTCGTTAACTTGTCCGCACGTGACCGTTTCGACTCATCCAGGATCGAATCCCCAGCGGCAGCGAACGTTGGCAGGGTGCCCACGGACTCCGACAAGTCCTGCGCGACCACGTCAATCGTGTTCGCGACCACCGGCTTCGACCAGTCCTGCGGGAACAACCCAGCGAACAACTCATCCGAACGACCCGTGCGAACCATGTACACGTCACGCATCCGCTGGTCACGTTGCGAGTTCGCTTTCTTCAGGTGTTCGGCGTACGCGCCGATCTCCCGTGCAAATTCAGCCATCAACTAGTCCTGTCACAAGGGGGTGGTCACGCCCACGAAGGCCAAATACCTTCAGGGTGTTCGTTCTCGTACTGTTCCGCCAGCAACTCATCCAGGTTCACCGTCACCTGCCTGCTTAACTCCCGTTCCGCCAGGTACGGGTTGTCCACAAACATGTGACGTTCACGGCCCGTGGTTTGAATGACCTCACGGGCACGCAGTTCCGCGAACCACAACGCCATAACGGTGTCCTGGCGGCGACGTTTCGTGGGCACCTCCGGTGACCACGCAATCAACTCCTCCACCAGCAGTTTCATGCCCATCGTCTGCGTCGACGGCAACAAAACAAGATTGTCTTTCTGGTGTTTACGCAGCC